ATTTCCTCCATGTGAGCGGAAAAGCCAGGGCGCATGGATTTCTCAACCCACTCGGAACCGTCCAGCCCCCATAGGGCAGCTGAATACGCCTGTAAAAGGCGCGGAGTATCCTCTGGACTGAATAGCGCCAGAAGTTTGTGGATACTGACGGCGTCTGACCAACGGCTAAAGGCCCTGATCATAGCTCTGGAATGAGCGTCTTTAATCCGACTTGGCTTTTCTGGGAAACTTGCTTGTTTAGCCGATTCCTCAAGCGGCCTATCAGGCATTCCCCATTTCCAGTCATGACCAAGAAAGTGCGGCCAGTCCTTACCGGCATAACCCACTTTGGTCTTATCAACATTCATGGTAAGGTTAAGCTCACTGAAGGCTTCAGCAAGTTTAATTAACGGTACGTTATGCACGTGCCCGATAAGCGAATCATCGCCCAAAACCATTGTGTTGCGACTGTCAAGCGCCTCACCCGTATTGACGATCCAGGCGTACTGAATAGCCAAATAGTTGACAATACTGTCAACCATTGACGTAAAGTAACTACCGCTCGGCACACCACGATGCTTGATATAAACCTGTTGGTTTGGCATCATAATGGGCGTATGGATAAAGTAATTAACTACCTTATCCCAGACGATCTCTTCATGTTCTGAAAAGTGCACAAAGTGCGACTTAAGGACTGAGAACGCGAAGGCGATCAACTCGGGCGGCACGGAAGAATCGAAACCTGAGAAATCTATTGAATAGAAAACTCCGGCATTCCTGATTCTTGCCATCCTGGTGCCAATCTGACTTTTGAACAAACCAATCGTCATTGGAGTACGACGGTCAAGGAACCTGTCCAAAAGTTTCGGTGCGAACATTGCCTCAAGAAGAAACTGGGACTGAGGATAACCCCAAACTAAGCGGGTCTTAGGTCCAGTTTTCCCGTGTTGCACGCGATGATACGCAATGCAGGGAGGGGCAAGGATCTCGCCACGAGCAATCCTCATTGCTCTAGGAAGGTCACGGTCGAAGGCGTCACCCTTCTTGGTGCATTCCGGGAGGCCTGAGCTCTTATCCATCCAAACGACGTTCCGAAGTCCATCATCCAATGGGAGCGGTTCCATGTCTCCTGTGACGTTACCGAACGCTGCAAGAGTCAAATCCATGGCGCGTTGAAGTGCCTTGGAATTCGGCTTGTAGTGCAGAGGACTGCCATATCGAGCTAGTGCCGGGACAAGTCCCTGTGGATGGTACTGGCTCTTATTGTCAGTCTCCGGGTGGAGTTCGATTCCCAGCTTGTCTTTGACAGCATTCAGGATTTCATACTCCGCCAGGATCGGGGTGGGGCGTTGTATAAACGCAAGGGTCCTTCTCGCTCGCTCATGGGATTTGCGGAAAAACATACGCTTACCACAAGTGAGGGAAGTTTCCGCCAAGCTGGAGTCGTCATATTCAACGGCTTCACCTTCATACTTGACGGGAAGGATCTCTTTCATGAGAGCTCCTGTTCTTCATACTTTCGCGGGTGTCACGAAAACCAGATCTCCGATCAGGGCCTAGAACTATACTAGACAGCACCCAAAGGGCTCCACTCAGAAGTGAACACATAATGTGACCATCTCATTTCCCTTTTGTCTGTTGCTCTGTATCTGAAAGGGAGGAGGGGAGGAAAATTCACAGTCATCAGATTCATAGAATTTGATGTCGCAGGCCGTAGGCTCTGTGATTTGTT